TGCAGACCTTGAGCACCCCCGCCTCGAGGACTTGATCGCCCACCTTGTAGGACTGCCCCGGAATCCAGTCTACCACGTCAAGGATCTGCCAATCTGCATTGGCAAAATCCGTCGTGAACGTCCCGCTCGTGTGGGAATTGATGCAGATATACACCACGTTCAGTTCGACCACAAGATCGCCAACATTGAACAGGTGTCCGGTGATCCACTTCGGCGGGGTCGTTGCCGCTGTGTAAACATACCACTTGGCCACGGTGAACGCAGCATCCGAGTTTGCGGTTTTGCAGATGTACCGAGTGGCCGAATGGACGACCTGATCCCCAGCGACATAGGCATGACCCGAGATCCACAACGGCGGCAATGCCCCACCCGCCAGCGCGTCGATCCACGAGTCCGTCGTCTGGAACTGGTAGTGCCGCCAGGGATTTCCCACGCTGTCGAAGATCGTCCCATCTGTATAGGGGAAACTATCGGTGAACCCACTGGCCGCGATGGGTTCCTGGTAGAGCAACTGCACGGGGTTGTCCCCGTTGACCTGCGTGACGAGGTATTTGGTCAACCCCGCACGCTGTCCTCCGCGGAGTCGTTCCCCCAACACGTCATAGGCCCTGACGTTGACGCACTTGGGCGACGTGCCCTCCGGCTGGGACTTGTACGCCCAACCCTCGTCGTACCCCTTGACGGGGAAGCTGAGATCGACAGGTTTCTTCTCGGCCATTGTTCGCACCTACGAAGAGACCCGCCCGCCTTCGTCCGACGAGCGGGTCTCAGTCACCCAGGCAGGAGACCTACCGAGCGCCGATTTCCGTGAAAGCCAGGTTGCTGCGATACCACAGTTCGATGCCGTAGATGTGAATGACATCGGTGGTGTGGGCCGCGGAGTTCAGCACGATGTCCAGGATGTCTCCCGGCTTGATCGTAGCGTCGGCGGTCGCGGCCAGACTGCGGTTGGCCGTCGTTCGCGTGGTGGGGTCCGTCCAGTAGTCGGCGTTAATCATCACCCACTTGGTGGCCAAATTCGAGCCGACCAGGGGGATCGCGCCGACAGCCGTGGCCGGAGCACCGAGGTCCGCGGACAAAGCCAAACCCGCAGGCATGACGAACTGGGCATCGTCCGGGACGAACTGCGGCACCGGGCGCTTGCGATAGATGACCGGCGTGAGTTGAGAGAGGGCCTGGTTCGTGGTGCCCGCCATGTCACAGGCGACCATGATGCGCAGTTCGTCGGCGCTGGGGTCGTAATCCTGGGGCACGGTCCACAGGAACTGCCCGCAGAATGTGGTGCTGGCCGCGGGCTGGACGCCGTAGAAGTGGTTCTCCAGGGCGGCGATGGGCGGGGACGACGCTGCGGCCAGGATCAGGCCAGTCGCGTCTCGGAGATCGGCCAGGATGTTGATGGGGGCGCACTTGCGGTAGCCGTCGCCGGGGGTGAGGTAGGACAGTCTTCGGACCAGGTTGTTCTCGTTCATGTTGGCTCTCGCCTTTCTTGGGCACTGGCTTCTGCCAGCGGCCATGATTTTCGGCACTATCGCCGAAATTATTTCAACTGCGGTAGCCCACCGTGGGGCGTCGGAAGTAGGATCGGAAATCCTTGAGCGCAACATTCACTGCTCGTGGGTTGCCGTTGTACCCCAGGCGTCGGGACGCGGCGCGGGCGTCGATCTTGTACGAGTTCTGGAGGGCGATCTTCCGGTAATACTGCGTGGCCCCGGCCATCGCGTCCTCGCCCTGCATCTCAGCCTGGGACTTCGCCGCCCACTTCACCGTCTCGTCGTGGGCGAACCCGGCGACGTGCATATCGGTGAGATTGGTGATCTTGTCGAAGTAGATGATAAAGGGAAACTCGACCCGATAGGTGCCGCCCGTGTTGGGGTAGACCATCAGATCCCACTTGCGCTGCTGGGTGTTGTTGCGGCGAACGGCGGCGTAGTAGGGGTTGCCCGACACCGAATTCCAGTTCTCCCGCAGGCGGCGCAATTCCAACTCGCTCGTCCAGGTGATCGGAACGCCACGGTTCGATCCGGCCTGGTAGGTGATCTTTCCGGCGACTTCACCGCCGAAGTCCTGGGGCAGCGCATAGAGGCCCTCAGACGACAGGTTGAAGGTCCGAGTACCCACACCCCAGGCCGTGGCAATCGCCCCGCCGGTGTCGGTGATCTCCATCGTGCGGTCGGTGAGGTACAGCAGCAAAGTCACAACCCCAGTGGAGAGATCGGTGACAAACAAGGACTTGCCCTCAGTGGAGGGGTAGAAGGTCCCCGCCGTTGCGGTGATCGTGGACAGATCGGTCCCCACGCCGTTGTAGGCGATGGTCATAGTCGCATCACCCGCCGCGGTCTGATGAATCAGGAACGTGTACCCGCCCGCCCAACTGTAATCGGTTCCGGGGGTGAGGGTAATCTCAGTCGGCGAAACGTAAGTCGCGATGGTGAAGAGGCCGATGGACCGCACAGCAAGGATCTGCCCGACCATCGCGGCCGAGAACCAGGCCGACGTGGCATAGACGTGAGTGGTCCCGGCGACGTGGGCACTGGTCACGAGATTCGGCCCCGCGCTGCCCGGCGGCATGGTGATGCCCTTCTCCGGCCAGAGGTCGATCTCGGCCAGGGGTCGCTGCCAACGCCAGCCAGTCAGCGGTGCATCGGCCATGAACATGCGGATGCCGTCCTGGACGAACCGCTTGCACCGGTCCAGTTCGTAGGCGCTCGTGGGCACCTGCGCGATCTGGTCGCCATTGGGGCCGTAGTACGCCACACCGAGTTGCTCGGCGACGGCGATGATAAGGTCCCCGTAGGTAAGTGCAGCGGTCGGCTCGCTCATGCGAATGCTTTCCGTAAGTTCTTCTTGGCGTTCTTCACAGCCACATGCTTCGGCAACTTGCCCTTGTTATCGAAGTGGTGAGCTTTGACCCAAGCCTCGCCGAAGTGCGAGTAGAGGTAGCCGCGTTGTGCTTGGGACTCAGCGGGCATTGTTACCTCCCAATGGTCAGTGCGGCAACGGCGGCGGCGCGCTCGGCCTTCATCTTCGCCACGCCGGTCAGGGGTTCGACAACCGGGGGCGAGGGGGGAGCCTCGGCAGTGGTCGCGGTCTCGGCCTCAGCCGCCGCAGCAGCCTCCTGGGCCACGGCCGCAGCCTCAGCCGCCAACTTCGCCGCCGCCACCAATCTCGGATTCGAGGGACTCATCTTCAATCTCCTACGCCCATCTCCGGGCGAGTTCTGCACCCAATCCACCCCCGACCGCACACGCAATCAGGGCTGGGATGTTCTGCTGGACGAACACCACATACCCGGTACCCAGAGCCAGGAGAAGCTCCAAAGTCACCAACACACCGACCCATGCGCTGGACCTGGTGATTGCGGTGGTTCTCTTCGAGACCAGGAACCACTCGACCACCGAGATCACGAAACAGAACAGGCAGCCCAGCATCCGTCTCTCCTGCCGAACAATAGGGCGTGGGTCAGTGTCCCGGCCCACGCCCTGACAATCTCCCTGGGCCAGCCGAGGGCTAGATTGCGATCTGCAACATCAGGTTTGGACCATTGCTCGTACCCGATGTGCTTCGGTCCAGGCCGGTGCCAACCCGCTGATAGCCAGCGTAGGTCGTGCCGGTCTGACCACGAAGAGAACCGTCGGAATTGACGTAGATGTCGCGGCCATTCGCAGCTTCGCCCGTGATACCGTTGCTCGTCAACCACACCGGGCCCCACGTCTGGACCCAGAAGTATTGGCCGACCGTCACGTTGTCCAGAGCCGAGGCCCCGATGCAGGTGACGTAACCCGCGTAGGTGTTACCGTTCATCGTCTGCACGTTGGCGTAGGGGCTGAAATACGCCTCGATTCTGGTCGAGCCTACCGTGACCGCGGCTGTCAGCTGGGCGTCCATGTAGACATCCATCGATCCGCCACCCGCAGCGACGGCCGAGTTGCCGATAATGCCGCGGAACTGCGGATGCTGGTTCGTGCCGTTGGCGACCACGATGTAGCCGCCACGCATGGCGTCTGCGGCAACCACGCCGTCACTGGCCAGACCGTCCGTCGCACCCACGGTGATCGTGACGATAGGGACGTTCGCAGCCCCGGCCGTCACGGACCCCGCAACGCCGTAGGCATTGATGACTGGCCCGTAGATCGTGGACTGCGCCGGGGCGACGGCATTGGTGATCGACAAGTCCGGCACGCAGACGCCGAACTCCGACCGGATGGTGCCACCCGCCTTCGAGTAGCGGAACACGCGGCCGTCCGGCGTCACCTGACGATCACCGACCACGAATCGCGGGTCGATGACTGTGGACGCCTGGTAGAGGAAGTTCCAGTTGGGCTGATCGCCGACAGTCACCTGACTGCCCTGGCGAATGTAGTTGACGTTTCCGATGCCTTTGCTCATATCGACTCTCGCTTTCTTGTTTCTCGTGACGTTTTCTCGGGACTTGTCAACAACCCCCGACTATTTGGGGGTGTGGACCACGAACCCGCACGTCCGGCGGTTCAGGCACAGGTTGTTGTGGGACCCATCCAGGTAGACCGTAACGGTCGTGTGCTGGAGCCGGTCGGTCATCGGCTTGGACTCTTCCATCCAGAAACCTTCCTGGACGAAGGGGATGAACTTCTTGAAGTCGATGGTGTAGATCGGGTTGTACGCCACGCCGTCCAGGTTGGGGATGTACTGGATCGGGATGCGGTTGAAGTAGCAGGTGCCCTCGATGTCGATCAGGCTCTTGCCCGCCAGGTCCTTCGGCTGCGTGGCGTCGTCGCGCTTGTCGGCGAGGTCCTGGAGTTCGACGTTCACGTCCAGGTTCGCGTACATCCGCCGGGTGCCGACCTCATCGTTGCCCGGCGAGTTGATGAACAGAGGCGGCTTGAAGCGGGTAGCCAGAATCGCTCGGCGCAGGGTCCGCAGGAGGGCATTGTCCACCTTGACATAGGTGGCACCGTAGTTGCGCCACTTGGACTCGACCGCGGCGTCGATGCCCGCGCAGACGGTGCCGGTCGTCGCGTCCTGGTAGGTGATCGTCTTGCCGTTAAAACCCGCGGTGCCGCCGGAGTCCAGCATGTTCAGGTAGTACGGCACGCCGTAGGGGAACAGCTTGTCGGTGGCGTTGGTCGGGGTCTTCCAGCCGCGGTCTTCAATCAGGTCGGCCATCGACCAGAGGCCGTCCGTCCGGCGGGATTCCATCAGGTTGATGTAGCCCTTCGCGGAGTTCTTATTCCGCATGATCTCCAGGATGTCCCACGAGTAGTTCGTGCCGATCTGCGTCCAGGGCACGTCGATCTGCTTCTGGATGTTCGCCACGGAGGGCTGGTCCACGTCGAACAACTTGCGGTAGGAGGCGTTGCCGGACTGGTCCAATATCACGTTGCGCTGGATGGACGTGCCGCCGTCCACCTGCATCCGGTCCTCCTGATAGATACGGCAGAACTCGTAATTCTGATTGGTCCACGCGACCTCGAAAGTCTGCTTGGGCAGGTCCTTGAGGGTCGTGGCGATCAAATCAATCAATTTATCGTTGTCAATGCCGATGGGTTTACCCTACTTTCTTGGGCTGAGGGACTACGCGAACGCCCCAGCGAGACGGTCCTCGGTTCGGCTGATGAGTTCCTGCCGATCCCGAGGCGCGCCACCCGACGCTCGCCGCCCCTGGGCGGTCGGCTTGAGGGTGATGCCCTTGCCTCGCTTGGTCACGTCCCTGCGGATCGCGTCCCTGATGACGGTTTCCTTGACACCGCTGGCCACAGAATCGTGAGCCAGCACCAATGCTTCCGATACGTCCAACGTGCGGCCCTGGAACGCCGCCCCCGCGATGAGGGCGTCGGCCGTCTCCAGGACCTTCTCGAACTTTGCCGCCTGCTCTGAGGTCTTGGCCGCGAAGGAGGCGGGACCGTAGATCGCCGCGAACGGCTTCATCTCGGCACTGCCGAAGAACCCCTCGATGATCCTGTTGAGACCCTCCTGGGCAGTCTGCTTGGCCGTCGCCTGATTGCGCTGCGTGTCGGCGATGATCGGGGTCAGGGCCTCAATCGCCTGATTGAGCGGCCCGGCGAGGGCCTCGATTAACTCCTGGTTCCCGTACTTCTCGACCATCTCGGCGACGTTGATCGGCTTGAGGGCCGAGGCGGTAGATGCAGCAGTTGCAGTCTGCGGAACGGTGGCGGGAGTAACAGTAGGTGTACCCACAGGGGTAGTTCTGCTCTTGCGTCCCAGTTCCGCCCATTCATTGATCTCCTTCGTCCTCGACTCGTGCATCCGCTCGAACGTCTTGATCGCCAGGTCCGGGTTGGCCTTGTGGAAGTCGCTGATCTCCTGGTCGGTCCAGCCCCGGGCCTTCGCCGTCCGATGGTACGCCGCGGGAAGGGTAGTATCAGCGGCGGGGGCCGCAGGCGCTGCTTCCTCTACGGGCGTCTCAGTCGGCGTCTCCTCGGGGGTTTCACTCGTGACCGGAGTTTCACCAGCCGGTGAAGCCTCGGGAGCCGCCTCGACCACCGGGGTGTCCTCGTCGATGAGCGCGTCGAACGCATCCAGGTGCGCCTGCACCGCGGATACGACCGCCGGGTCTTCGGACGAACGAGGGGCCTCGGTCTCGGTTGCTACTGGGGCTTCGGTTGTCGCTGCATCTGCCATTGTGGGATTCCTTGGCCGCTGCCCGGGAGACCCGGGGGTAGGGGCCGAACTATCCTACTGTAACCGACCTACGCAGATCGGTCAACGAAAATCCTTGACATCTGCCCACCCCGCGGCCTTGAGATAGGCTCGCTTCTCCCCCAGGCTCTTGACCACCGGGATCATCGACCCCTGCATCTCGCGGAGTTCGACGTTCGGGAACCGGCGACGATGCTCGGCCACGTCCTCCGGGACTCCCAGGAATCCCATCGACTGGAGTTCGATAGGCCGGTTGTAGCTGCCCCGGACGGAAACCCCCGTGCCGTCACCCTTCGAGGGGACCTCCTCGGGGCCCTTGACTTCCACGCCGTTACGCTTCCAGATGATCGCCATTACGGATATATCCTATTCTGCTGCCCCAACTGCTGCTCGCTCGCCCCCACGTCCTCGCTCTGCATTTGCAAGAGCAGCGTGTTCATGGAGTCCGCAGCATCGTTATAGACCTTCTCGAATTGGGCACCGCCGCTCTTGGACGCCTTCACGTCCTTCGCCTTCGTGCGGAGATCGTCGATCTTAGTGGCGAGCCACTTCATATACCCCGGTTTGTCCGTATGCGGATCGGGGCGAACCAGAGACGCGGCCTTAGCGACCGCCTCGAACTGTTGGTCCTGGAGTGATCGGGGCCTACCCGGCGCGCCGTTGAAGGTCTGGTTGAGACCCTGCTGGGCATTGGCCTCTACCGCGGGGCGGCGGGTAGCATCCACCTGAGCGGCAGCGTCATTCTGGCGAAAACCACGCATCTTGCGATCCTCGTCGAGTCCCATTACTCCTGCCCCTTCCCGGCCGCATCCGGCTCTTTGTCCTTCGGGAACGCCTTGGCCAGCCCTGCCTTCGCCTTGGCCTCCATGTCCACCGCGCCCTGGATCGATCCGGCCTTCTTCTTCATGTGCCGGAGCGCCGCCTGATGACGCTTGGCGTCGAGGCGAATGGTCTGCGCCTCGGTCAAGTGCCGAGCGTCATCCTCGGCCTGGAAGTCATCGGGGACATTGGCGGTCGCACCGCCCAATTTGGTTGTTCCGCGTGCCATCACATTGCTCCTTGCATCGCTACCGGCTGGGCTGCCGAAGCCATGTCGGCGTCAGACGGTGCATTCAACCGCATCGACGAATCGCTGCCGCTATTCATTCGCACGTTCCCCGGCTGACCGTTCTGCTGGATCGCTCCCATGCCTCCACCAGGTTGCTGCGATTGCCCCTGAATCTGCGGGGCCTGGCCCGGCTTCTGATTGTCCGGCTGGGGAGCGAGGGCCTGGATACCCATCATCTGCTGCTGGAAGGCCGGGTCGAAGAAAACTTCATCCATCCACTCAATACCCATCTCCTTCGAGATGCGGATCAGACACTTGGCGAAGGAGAACTGCACACCCATTTGCTGGCAGACCATCGCGGCCTGGGCCAGAGCGGGCACCACCTTGCCGGTGAGCAGGAGCATCTTCTGCACCCGCTGGGCGGGGTCCATCCGACTCATCGACTGGGATTCAATCTCGAAGTTAAAGTCGAGGAAATCACCCCGCCGGACATCGGGACTGAGGATCGCCTGATCCTCCTGCATCCGCGGCGGCACAATCATCGGACCCATCGGACCCATGACGGTCTGAGAAGGGATCGGTGTGCGTTTGATGAGGGGCAGGGCGATCAGGGGATCAGTGTGCAGGTACCAGGCGAGTTTCCGCTGGATATTGCGAGTGCCCAGGTACACGATGTCCTTCATGTCCTCGACCCGTACACTGGCGTTGGTTTGTAGGATGTTCGCCTGGGTGGCTGTGTTGGCGTCTGACCGAACCCCACCCAGTTGATCGGTGTTGCCGGAACAGAGATTGAACCAGTACGACAATTGCTGGAGATGGGACTCGTTCGACCGTTGCTGCCCCCCAAAGGACATGACCTTCGCGGCGTCTGGGTCCATCACCCCAATCGCCTCGCCGTCACCCGCATCCACAATTTCCTGTGCATCATCGGCCGCAGAGGGCTTGAACGCCAGGATGTCCTTCTGCCGTTCGGCCTGTTCCATGACCTTCTTGGCCATCTTGTTCGCGGCGATATGCAGGTCATACCACACGGCCACTGGCGCGATGGGCATCGGATTGTTCGGCAAGGGTGGACTGAGACTGAGGTAGGTATACGGCCCCTCGTCCGGCCCATTGTAGTCCTCGATCCGCAGGTAGTCATCGGGGACCTGGGGCCCGCCGGGCAAGGTCACGAGGGTCTGCGCACCCGGCACCCACAACTCGCGGACTTCCACGAAGTCCTGGAGATCGTTGATCTGCGATGGGGTGATCTCGTGTTGGGAGATCGTCTGGGTATCGCGCCGCTCGAAGGGATCGTTCCCCGCGGTCGGCAGGCGCTCCACCATGTCGTTCTTGTACAGGCCGGAATCAAGGAGCATCTGCCGCGGGACACGCACTCGGTGGCCTACGAACGACGCCTCCTCTATCCGCCGGGCTGCGGGGTCGAGGATGTAGTCGTCGAAGTCCACGGTCGTCGCGTAGGGTTGCCCCGGGTCGATCCTCATGTCGTCAGAAAAGTTGATGATGCTATCTGACGTGGCGATCCCCGTTTTCATAATCCCGATGACGAACAGGGAATCCACGATCCACCGGCGCAACTCGGAACGCAGGTCAAGTTCTTTCGCCAGGAAGTCTAACCCGAGACCGAGCAATTCGGCGTACCCCCGGTAGGCCAAGAACTTCGAAGTCACGAGGGTCTTGGGAAAGTTGGTGACGAGCGTGGGGACGAGCGTGGCAATTGCGTTGAAGATCAGGTTGATCGGCTCGTTGCCGATGGTGCCATGATCCTTGTCGTAGTAGCTCCCGGCATATTCGCGGAGCATCATCATGCGCGAGGCACGGAAGTTGCGGAGGCGTTCCTCGCCCAACTTCACGGCGTTTGCCATTCGGCGAACGGTCACTTCCTTGGCAGGCATGGCTCTATCTTACCCCACTCAGTCGAGTTTTGCGAGAGTAAAACTGGACATCGCCGCTGGTAAAGTCGATGGTGTCGCCCCACCCCGGCCGCGTCGTCTTCCCCCGCGACAGGGCCATTCGGCGGCGAAATCCCAGAGATCGCCCAGGAGGCATCGTCGCCTCTTCCGAACGCGCCTGGGGCATGTCCTCGACCCCCAGGAGGACCAGGGCATCCGCGATCACCCGGTCGCCATGAGTCAGGCGCGCGGCCTCAGACTCCTTGGTGAACTCAGCCGGGCCCAGGCCCCCATCGGTGTAGTAGACGTAGGTGAGGGCCTCATCCAGGGCCTCGCCGGAGTGGTTGATGATTCCCCCGTGCGCGTAGGCGCGGCGCAGGATGCCCATCAACTGCTCCTTCTTCTCACGGGTCGAGTGCCAGCCGTACTTCTTGCGGGTCTTCTCGGTGATCGTCCCCGCAGTCCTGTCGATGAAGTAATTCGGGTACTGCATCACCTTGACGAATTGCCGCCCGAAGTCCCACCCCGGACCATTGGCCTCCCAGATGACCATCGGGTGCCCCCCGGCGCGGTTCCCGCCCACCCAACAGGCCGCGGCAGCAACGATCCGCGCCAGGTCGTAGGGGGGTGTGTTGGCGTCGGCGTACTCGGCGATCTTCTCTCGGGTCTCGTTACAGAGGATAGACACCACCGAGTTACTCGCCCCCTGCCCGCGGGAAATATCTACCCCGAGCGTGTAGGTGCGAGTCTGGTCGAGACGCCCGCTGACGTGGGGCGTCCAGAACCGCCAGGGCCCGCACTTCTCGACCCGGATCTGGTTCAGTTGAGATCGCGCGATGATCCCCGGCATGGCGTCCTGGGCGACCCCGCGGAGGAAGTCGAAGGCGCGTGTAAACGTCGGAGGCTTGGCGAAGAGGGCCCGGTGCTGCTCGATGGGCTGGGAGTCGAAGAACGTCGAGCCGGAGCCGATGTCGTCGCGGTCCAACTCCTGCGCCATTTCCTGCGGGGATCGACGGTCGGCCTGCTTGTCGTAATAGGGGCTGCGGATCTGCCAGGTCTTGGTCGTGGGGTCCTGGACGACGTAGCGATTGACCCCCTTCTCAGGGTGCTCCCACCAGGGCATGGTGAATACCTTGATCTGCCCCGACTTCTTCCACTTGCTGTACTCGGTGCCCGGCCCGGCGGGGGTCGAGTTGACTAGGCGGCAGGAGGTCACGTCGGAGGTAGCCCACCGGATCTTCGTACCCTGCTCCACCTTGGCAAACTCGTCCAGGAGCGCCGCGGTGCGCCGGTCGCCCGATGCTGCATTGGCATTGGCACTCTCGCCGTCGATCTTGGAGTTGTTCGCCAGGTTGGTGAAGTGCATCAAAACGTCGGTGATCGGCGGAAGCATCCACGGGGGCAACCACTTGCGGATGTACCGGTGCTTCCAGAACAGCGACTTGGGGTTGTCGGCGCGGTCAACGTACTCCTCGGTCCGGGACAACTCCAAGAACATCCGGTCGGGCTTGAAAAGGAACTGGTGCTCGAAGACCAGCAGGTGGTTCCAGGATGCACCCATCTCGCGGGACTTGTCGGTCAGGAGATCGTACCCCTCGTTGATCGCCTTCTCAATCGCAAGGATGTGCGCATCTTGAATGGTCCATGTGACATATGGGCAGTTGACACCCTCGACCTGCCGGGCAGTGCCCTCCTCGTCGAACTCGCGCAACTTGAAGGTGTAGGCAAAGGAGTTGGTCCAATAGAGTACGGAATCGCGGCAAGCGGCCCAGAGATCGTCGGCGAAGGCGGGGTCTGCGTCGGCGTCCCGGAGGAGGCGTTCGCGATACTGGAGGTTCTCGTGGAGGAGTTTGGGGACCTTGAGGCCGGTGATCGGATCGGTCCAGACCCTCGACACGTCAGGGAAGGGGGTGGACAGTTCGGGCTTGGCGAGTTCGATCATTCACCTTCGCCCTCGTCCTCGTCCGGCTCGACCCCGGCTTCTGCGTCCTCAGCCGCGGCCTTGGCCATCGAGTTGATCCGCGCCTTCCCGAGGTCGCTCACTTTCTCCGTCAGTGATCGGGCGTTCTCCTCCACGATTGCGACCGGGATGCGCCCCTCGATGCGGTTGTAGAGCAACTCAATCGCCCGCCAATCGGGTTCGTGGGCGATGATCGCCCCCGTCTTGATGTCCACATCCTTGTACCCCAGCGCGGCCTTCCAGACGAACTTCGCCAGGGCCGCGGCGTTGGTCACGGGGTCTCCGGCGTTGTTGATCGTTTCGCAGTCCAGCGCCAGAGATCGCAGGTATTTGGACAGAATGGCCCCGGTCGGCACTCGAAGTGTGCGCTCCTTACCCATGCTTGCGCCTCCTGTACCCGTACTTCCACAGCGCCCGGGCCAACCCCTTCGCCTCGGCCCCCACCTTGGCCTCCGACCGGCCGGGGGAGATCGCGTGGATGAGTTCGTGGATGACGATCTCAAGCCTCTTGCGCTTGCGGAGGTCCCAGGCGATGTCGATCAGGCGTTGGGCAGGGGAACAGAGGCCGTAGATCGCGGAGTCTTGGATGGTCCAGCGCTTGTTGTTGATGCGGGTTTTCATGGGGTTGACACCGTGACGCTGCCTACGCCCGAGAATCCCGGGTCAGGCGTCAGAGTGATAGGGAACCCCATAGGGATCGGGATGTTCTGGTTTCCGGCGACCTGCGACCGCCAGACCCCGGTAACACCAACATCGAACAACTGAAAGAAGAACAGGTAGGCAGGAAAGGACCCGACCGTAGCGACCAGGGTGTTTCCGAAGGCATCGTGCCACTGGTAGTTGTCGTTGGGGTCGGGGAGAGGGGCCTCAGTGAAGGCGAAGATCGTGTAGACTCCCGTGATGTCAGGGGTAATCGCGCCCGAGACAGTCAGAGTAACCGGAGCGCGGGCTGGAATTCCCGGTCCTGCCGCCCCACCCTCAATGATCCCATTCCCTACCACTTCACTCATCTCCCGTACCTCACGGCATTGCCACGGTGATCGCGCTCCTCGGCCTTAGCCCTTCGCAATGAAACCTTGGAGCACCAGATCTACCTGCCCGGCCGCTGCGATCAGGAGCGCGTTGACGCCCTTCATCCCTACCACAGGGGTCTCGAAGTGGTGGGCGATGCCCCCCAGCACCGCGGCGTTACCCTTGACGATGTGCTTGCCGTCCCCCACCGCGCCGAACACCAGGTCATAGACCCCTCCCGCCGTGGAGATGAATAGCACGTCGGTGATCGCCAGGTACTCATCGGCCGCGAGGGTCCTGGCCGTGACGCTGCCCGCGGGGTACCACGTCACCGCCACCCCAGCCCCACTGGCATCAGTGCTTACAACCTCTCCGTGTACTGGATCTCCGACTGCGTTGAAGGCCATCGTTCGTCTCCGCTGCCCGTGGGGCGTTGTTCACCCGTCGTTAGCGTACAATAGTCGCGGACCAGGCCGCTCGGTCGTCAGCACCCATCCTACCCGACCGGGAATCCCGAGTCAAGACCAATATCGCTTCGCTCTGTTCGCTACGCTCACCTACCCGACCCAGGGGCGGTGGTCAAGTGCCATTTTGCCGACACCGGCAAGAAGGTTCGGGGCGGAAATATACGCATTGGAAATAGTTGCATTCAATTTTCCACAGCGACTTTTGACTGGATCAGGGACTCCAACTCCTCGACCGCGACCGGCAGGTGCCACCGGGGGAGCTCGCCTACTCCTGCCCACGCACACGACCATGCCCACGCATATGATCATGCCCATGTAACGATTCGTTGGCCCGGGGACAATACACAACGTATGATCCCTATGCCGATAGTGGCTAGGAGTCAGGACGATGAAGACCTTCATCTTCACGACAGTAGAGGCTGGCTACCATTGGTACAGGCCGACCATGTACGGGCACAGGACGTGGCTGGTGCACGCTGAGACTCGCCGAGAAGCGTGGGACAAGGTTCGGGCGGAAACCAAGCTCCCCTTGTCTCTCAGGGAAATCGAATCGTAGTCTACCAGTAGCCGATAGTGGCAAGGAGTATCAAACATGGCAATCACCTTCTCGTTGGTCGATGACGGAACGATGGATACGGTAGTGAAATGCTACTGTGACAAGTGCAAACGTACATGGGGGGAGAGATTCGGTGGGGAATACGTCGCCGAGTATCGCAATCCGGAAACCGGGGAATTGGACGAAGACGCATTCTTCGCGGAAATCGCGGAGGATGTGTACTGCGATTGCGAAGAGTAGATCGTATGATCCCCTTGTACCCACAACCTATTGGAGGATCGAACATGGCAATCACGTTTTCTTTGTCCGACGATGGAACGATGGACACGGTAGTGGAATGCTACTGTGACAAATGCAAGCGAACAACGTTTGCATGTTGCCAAAAAGCAACACGATCATTGTTCCATGTTGCCAAAAAGCAACACTACGTCTAACCTACCCGTTAGACTACGTCTAACCCTAAAACGCTAACCCCTTGCAATCGCAGGGAGTTAGCGTTTCAATTATGGGGTTAGATGCCCTCTAGACGGCTTGCACCCCATTGTAGCCTATATACGCTATATGAGGTGTATCTACACGTATACACGTTATATCTTACCCATATGGTATATAGTGGTATTCCCTTAGATGATACTATTCTGTCAAGCCGTCTTCTCTAACTGTCCCGTCTAGGGGAATTGCTATAGTCTTGAATTCAATGAGGTTAGGGAAATCGGAAATGATCGCTTGACAACGCCTAACAGTTCGGTTAGACTGCATCTAACCCTAATAGGAGTCAACGCCCATGAAAACGTGTCCCAAATGCCAACAACCCCATGAAGGAAATCAGACCTATTGCCCACAATGCTGGCGACGATATGACGCGGCACGGCGACGTGTAAACCGGCGATTGGACAAATTCGAACGATTGACGTTGGAACAGGCCCAGCGGATCATCGACGAATTCGGCGACGGACAATTCGTGAATCGCCAGTTGCCCCAGACCCCAAGCGAATCGTAGGCTACCGGTATGAACCGATTGACGTGGAAACTTGTGTTATTGGCATTCCTTGCCCTCTGTTGAGGAGAACACATGCCGCCGTCACTATTCCCTGCAGAGCTCATCCCCCCGCCCCACATTGCCTGTTCCCGATGCGGTGAATTGTTCCCTGAGGAGGAAGCGGAGGAGGTAGACGAGGAGACCCTCTGTCTCGATTGCTTCAATGAGGATCACGTTCATTGCGATTCTTGCGACTGCGTATGTCAACGGGACGATGCGAGGCAATCCCCGAACGGCGATCCGTTATGCAAGTCATGCTATGACGCCGCCTATACAGAATGTGATCATTGCAGTGAGGTAGTCTTCGTCAAGGATATTGTTCACATTGACAACTCGAATCTCTGCCAAACTTGCTATTCCGAACACTACGGGTATTGCGATTCATGCGGTGGGGAATACCACATCGACTATCTCCACTACCATGAAGAATCAGAGCGACACCTCTGCGAATCGTGCTATCCAGCCGAAAACGAATCTAGCGTTATCCACAATCATGACTACAAACCCACGCCCTGTTTCCATAACGGACGATGGGAACCAAGTCAATCCAACCGATTGTTTCTCGGGATCGAACTAGAGGTAGAGAACACCCGGAACCTGCGCACCTGTGCCCATATGGCCGAGGGGCTCCCCGGTTTCGTCTACGCCAAAAACGATGGTTCTCTGGACAATGGATTCGAGATTGTTAGTCACCCGCTATCTTGGCAATGGTTACAGGAGAATAACGGACACTGGAATACGTTACTAGGCCGCGTCCTAAAAGGCGGGTTTCGATCTTTCGAGACAACTACTTGTGGAATGCACGTCCACCTATCCGCCAACGCATTTGTGGGGTCTGCACATCTCTACAAGTTCCTCCGCTTGTTCTTGGAGGAACAGGACATGATCTTGACCATTTCCGGCCGATCTTCACTGGCCGCGTTAACTCGATGGGCGGCGTTCGACGATACCAATCGTGGGATCATCTACAAAGCCAAGAACAAGCGGAATATAGGAAATCGATATTCGGCCGTTAATCTCCAGAATCGCCACACGGTGGAAATTCGCGTATTTCGAGGCACCCTTGCACCCGACGGGTTCTGGAAAAACCTAGAATTCGTACATGCCGCCTTTACCTTTACGCGGGATACTGCTATCCCCAAAGTGAATAAAGCGAATTTCTTGGCTTTTGTGGTCAAGAATCGCAAGGAGTATCCGCATCTTTATGCCTTCCTGGTTGCAAAGGAGATGATTATCTAATGTGTATCGCAATCTACAAACCGGCCGGTAAGCATATCGATGACGCCACCTTACGCCAATGCTGGGAGAGCAACCCGAACGGTGCGGGTTTCATGTACGCCGCTAGTGGTTCCCTGACAGTGTGTAAAGGCTACATGAAGTTCAAGATGTTCCATGTAGCCTATTGTGCCGCATTGCGGGAGCACCCGGAAGCGAATTTCGTCCTTCACTTCCGTATCGCCACATCGGGCAGTATCAACCCGATGATGTGCCACCCGTTCAATATCAATCCGCACCTTGCAATGGTACATAACGGGATTCTTCTTATGGAACTCCCGGAGAATTCCCCTAGGTCCGACACGGCTATTTTCGTCGATAGCCTAGCGACTATCCTACCCGATGGGAACATTCCAGACGCGTATCTTCCATTACTAGACGCCTACGCCGAAGTGAATGCCTCTAAATTCGTATTCCTCAATTCGGACGGCCACGCAACCATATCGAACGAAGGGGATGGGATATGGGACGAGGGTGTATGGTATTCCAACCGGGGCTATCGCCCCTTGCGGATTACGCCACAATATACTGGGAAGGGAAGGAGCCTGTTTTCCTCTGTAAACAGCGACGATCCCGATATGCTAGTTGAGCGAGATTGGCAATGTCGATACGCGGACGGCGATACCAATATGGACGAGGACGAGGACGAGGACGAAGAGGAGTGTTCCCTCTGCGGTCTGATCTTCGCCCGATGTGAGTTAATCACGATAGGTCGAGGACGCTACTGCCCGGATTGCGGAAGCGTGGTTCCACCGGAAGAGGAGATCTGATTTATGCTGTATGAAATCGTCGGAAGTGCAGCGGTGTTGCTCGGTCTGATCGGATTTGCCTACTTCGCCCTGATGCGGGCGATGATCGGAGGGGAACGATGAAACAAATCCCTGTAACAGGCCCTCCGCATATTCTCCACAAAAAAGGACTACTCCTGGTGGTGCGGGGATTGCGGCTCCGGCCGATCCCGCAGGACCAAGACCTGCCCGCGATGCGGCGGGAAGATGCACTACTACGGGCACCACACTGGCATCGGCTTCTAGAAAAATACGAATAGCATTTGCCCCAGAGCGATTTGTGTGCTATCTTACCTATAGAGGAACCATGAAACGATTCGAAACAAAACTCGTAGAAGGTCGGTTAACTAAGGAGATAGACTATGCAACCACCTCCCACAATCCCCCCGCCGATCCCCACCGTAGTCGGTGATTGGGTGCCCATCCGCCACATCACCAATTGGCGGGTGGTGCGGAGCCCCGGCCCGAAGGCGGTGTACCATCGCGGGACGGATGGACACGTTCGAGTCTACGGCGGGTTGGAAGCGGCACAGGCACGGGCGAACAAGTTGAATGGGAGTGTCTGATGCAACACGAAACACGGGAAGCCTGGCTAGTGGCGATGACCGAGGCCCTACGTCCCACGTTCGAGGACGCTGGCTTCACGGTCCCCGCCGTCCGCGTGTCCTGCTCCTGGCCCAGCCGACAGATTCGCAAGCGGATCGGCGAGTGCTGGACCTCGAAGGCGTCGAAGGACGGGTCCCGCCAGATTTTCATCACGCCGATCCTCGACGCGGGCTTCGTCGTGGCCGAGGTCTTGGTCCACGAACTTATCCACGCCGTGCTGCCCGATGAATCGAAGCATGGCAAGGACTTCCGCCAGGGCATGAAGAAGCTGGGCCTGGATGGGAAGCCCACGAGCACCCACGCCGGGCCGGAGTTGACTGAGCGTTTACACGCTCTGTGCCTGGAGGTCGGGGACTACCCGCACTCGGCACTGTCACTTAAGGACCCTGGAGTCAAGAAGCAAGGGACCCGAATGTTGAAGCTCACATGCGTATGTGGGTATACGGTAAGAACAACCGCCAAGTGGATCGAGGTCGGGCTGCCGACCTGCCCGTGCGGCGAGGAAATGCAACCAGAGGAGAAATGACATGAAGATTGTGGTAGTAGTCGAGGGCGGCTGTGTCCGCACTGTGTACTGTGACGAGACCGCCGATGTGGAGTTGATCGACCTGGACGTTGAGGCCGGGCTCCCCGCCGGGCTGGCGGCGGCTGAGGCAAAGCTGGACCTGCTGGACAACGAGATGGTCGAGGTCTTCTGACATGAGAAAACCCGTATTCCACCATCTCGTCCTCGGCCGCTGTGGCATGGATGACGTTCCGATCCGCCTGCTCGGTGACCGCCAGGAGGCCGTGAACCTGGCCCACACGGTCACGCCCGCGTGGATCAAGCGGGCTGCCCGGCGGGTCCTGGAACTGGACGTGTCGATCATCTGCAATGTGTCGGTCGTGACGTTCCGTAACGGGATACCGACCGGGTTCGTGGTTGTCAAGGAATTCACCGATTAGCCCTTGACATTCCCGCGATCTCTGCTATGATTTGATGATCGCAACTATTCAAGGCCCCAACCGAGGAGAATGATCGTGGCCAAAGGACTCCCCCCGCTGCCGACCGCTGTTGCCGCCCCCGAACCGGACCCCGACCGCGAGGCCGAGAGGTCCCGCCCCCAGGATTGTACCGTCCTGCTGCCGATCATCACGCACATCGTCCAGACCGCCCGTGACGGGACGACCCGGCGGCTGTTCGACCACCTGAGCGACATGGCCCGGCACCCCGGCCTGCCCCTGCCCAGCCTGCGGGCCGATGGGAAGTCGGATCACGGGACTCGCAACGCCGTGATCTACCACGCCGTGGTGCGGTGCATGAAGCTGATCCGCGACGGGGCCCCGGCCAAGGCGATCAAGGACGCCTTCAACCTGGCCCACGACGCCACCTGGCCCACGACGTGCTTCGTGATCGGGTCCCAGGAGCAGGGCTACACCGTGACCTTCACCGATCCCTCCCAGGCCGGGAGGTAGGACGGTGGAGAAGTTGTTCTGGTGGCTCTGCATCGGCACCGTCTTCTTACTCCTCCTGCACAACCTTGTCCCCTAAGAGCGAGAGAGGCCGGACTAACACACCCGGCCCGATGTAGGAACAGCCATGCTACCACCGCCCCCGATCACATCACGGACTACGCCCCCCCGACTCCCTTTACCGGGCGGGGACCAATCGGGGGCGGTGGTGGCTGGCTGCGAGTGGGTCGAGGTCCAGATTACCGGCGGGTCTTGCCGGGTCGATACCGAGGACCTGGCTCTGGTGAACGGCTATCGCTGGCACATCACGTCACGGGGCTACGTCTGTACCACGATCAGGGTCTCGCCGACGCGGCAAACCCAGCTTCCGATGCACCGCCTCATCCTCCCGGCCCCTCTCGGTGTCGATGTTCATCACAAGAACCACGACAGAACGGATAATCGGCGTGGGAACCTGGAGCAGACTACCCGGAGTAGGCACCACTACAAACGTCGCTCGAAACCAGGGCACCTTAAAGGAACGGGTTTCGACCGGGGCCGATGGTACGCCCGCCTGGGCATGGATGGGAAGCAGAAGCATCTAGGGCGATTCGATACTGCCGAAGAAGCCCACGAGGCGTACTGCCGAGCATTCCGTAAATACATCGGGGAGGAACCTACAGCATGATGCCCCCACCCTCGATCCCACGACCCGAGCAATCCGCTGCCTGGGTGAACGTGCTACGTCAAGTCGGCTGGCCAACGGACGTGCTCGTTCTCGATATGGAGACTTTTTTTGACTCTTCGTACCACATGAAGGGTAAGGGCAACAGCGGCTTGTCCACAATTGAATACATAGAGGATCGCAGATACGAGGAGCAGGGGGTCGCGGTGCTGATCGTGAAGGGGGACGCACCCTACGCCCCCAGGCAGGCGACATTCTGGCCGGGAGTGAAGGAGGAGTTGAATTGGCTCAAGAGTCAATACGGGGAGAACCTGGAGCGGGCAACGGTGGTGATTCAGAATGCCCGTTTCGACGGCTCTATCCTCGTTCGCAAGCACGGTATTGTGCCGCCTTTCTGCGTAGACATACTTGCACTATCCCGGCACGGCGATGCCCGCAACACCCACAACCTGCACGATCTCTGCGAGCGGTGGAACCTGCCCCCGAAGGGCGACACGATGAACTTCAAGGGGGTCCACTGGGAAACGGCATCAGTCGAAATGCGATCAGCTTTCGCCGCCTACGCATGTAACGACGCGGAGCGGGAGTTCGACCTGTTTGCCCTGATGCTGCCCAGGCTGACCCGCCCCGAGGTCGAACTGCCCCTCCAGCGGCATACCTTGAGGTTGTTCTGGGAGCCCGAGTTGGTGTTCGACTTCGCCGAGGCCGACCGGCTGACTGGGTTGATGGAGGCCCAGGCTGCGAAGGACACCGAGGCCGTGGGGTACACCCTCAAGGGTATCAGTGGGAATACGAGCTTTGCCAACATCCTGAGTGCCGCCCTGGCCGAGACCGGGGAGGTCCTGGCGATGAAGCAGGGGAAGAAGAAAATGATCGCTGCTCTGGCCAAGGACGACGAGGCCGTCGAGCAGTACAAGCGTCACCGCAACCCGAAGGTCCGCGATCTCATCAAGGCCCGGCAGTCGGTGAAATCGTGGCCCCTCCACCTGAAACGGGTTGAGTCGATGCGAGCCCAGGCGGAGGCCGCTGGGGGTCGTCTGCCGAACGCTGTCAACTACTACGGTGCGAGCACGGGCCGATTCTCCGGCGGGGAGGGGATCAACCTACAGAACTTGCCGACCCGTGGCGGTGGGCTGCAATGTGAGATCAAGCACCTACTCCGTGCCCCCGCTGGGTGCCTGATAGTCCACGCGGACGCCGCCCAGATCGAGGCCAGGGGGCTTGCCTGGCTGGCCGGGCAGACCGATCTCGTCCAGGCATTTGCCCAGAACCGCGACATCTACTCTGACTTCGCCGCCGAGGTCCTGGGTGCCCCGTGCCGGAAGCCTCGCAAGGACGATCCCCCAGCCGTGGCGAAGGTGCTGTCCACCCGCCGATCTCTCGGAAAAGTAGGAATTCTCGGAATGGGATATGGTATGGGTTCTGTTAGGGCACTGGAGTACATGGAGGACTTCCCTGACCTTCGCCCAAAGGTAGAGTCGGGGGAGATCGACCTCGCCTTCTGTAAGAACTTTGTGGACACCTACCGCAACAGGTACCGCATGATCCCCGCCCTATGGCGGGACCTGGAGGCCAGCTTCACCTATGTCACACGATACGGACAACCTCGCACTCTGCGAGGTCTTACGATGTCCCGTGAAGGGACAACGACAGTCCTCACCTTGCCGTCAGGCCGCAGCTTGTTCTACCCGCACGCTCATGTTGATGGAGAAGGCCGACTCCAGTGGAAAGCCGGACCCACCTGGGCCGATCTTTGGGGGGGCTCGCTGGTTGAGAATTGCATCCAGGCTGTGAGCAGGGATGTCCTGGTGGAGGCTGTCCTGGCGGTAGAGGCGGCGGGGTTCCGTGTGGCCCTTCACTGTCACGACAGCATCGTGGTATCGGTCGAGAAATCACGGGCGGAAGAGGCCAAGGCGTGCGTGTGTGCCGCCCTGGTGTCCCCGCCGCTCTGGGCACCGAATTGGCCACTTGGGGTTGAGGCATCTACCAGCGAAAGGTACGAGTAATGCTTGCCAGCGATCAGAACAATCTCTTCGCCGCTCTCCGGCGGAAGCACTCCGACTGGACTGTGGAGTTCACCAACGGCTACGTTCACGGTGTCTCGGACACGGACATCCGCAAGGAGCCCAGGCCCGGCTACCTGAGTGACACCGATCAGTACGCCCTGGGCTATCAGCGAGCGTGGAAGGATCGGGTGTAGGCATGTCGTACCGCCTGTTGGAGAGTGGCCGGGACTTCGAGATCGCCCCTAATGGGTGCTGGCTCTGGCTCCGCGAGAGAAACAACAAAGGATACGGTCGATTCCGGGACTACGGACGTAGGTGGATTCTCGCCCACCGCTGGAACTACCTGATGTTCAACGGGGCAATTCCCCCCGGTCGGTGTGTCCTCCATTCATGCGACACGCCTGCCTGCGTGAACCCCGAGCATCTATTTCTGGGGACGAAGAAGGACAACAGCCAGGACATGGTACGCAAGGGTAGGAATCGTCCGTCTGGGTTGCAGGGGGAGAATCACGGAATGGCCAAGCTCACTGCCGAACAAGTAGTCTGGTATCGAAGACTTGTTCACAGAGGGGTCTCCCGTGCCTTCCTTGCACGAGCCGCTGGGGTTGATCGGTCCACGGTAGAGAATGCGGTCTCAGGTAAGAAATGGGGGCATTTATGAGGAGAACCCATAAACTCACTCCGCGAGAAATTGTCCAGGTTATTTGTAGTTTGAGATATTGGGGCAGGGCCGCGGAGATGTCCCTGGTCCACCCCAAGGATCACCCGATGGTCAAGGCCAGGTTTGCGAGGGGCGGTACGCTACCGTTGACGCTTGACGAACTGGAGACACTGATCGGTCGGCTCGATGGGTCCTGGTTGGAGCGGGGGCTGAGGCGATGGGACGGAGCACGTTACCTCTAGGAGATCACATGGAAATCGCAATCGACCAACTCGATAGGGATCAACGAAGCTGCCTGTTGTACCTGGAGTGCCGGGCGGTAGACTATGACGGTGTGATCGACGACCGGCAGATGAACGAGACCGATTGGGCCAACATCGAGCGATGGAGCAAGAGCGGGCTGCTCCAGACCCGCATCCGAGGCGATGGTAATCGTCGGGGATACAACCACGTTGTCAAGCTGTCCCCTACGGCCTGGAACCTGGCCCATGCCCTTCGCATTGAGCGGGCAGGCCGGGCTGATCCCGCTATCTGGGGTGACTGATGATTCAACCACCCCCCACCATCCCGCCGCCCAAGCCTCCGCGGAAGCCCCGCAAGGCCAAGCCCCCTGTGACCCAGCGGATGAAGCCCGAGCGGAAGATCCAACTGGAGATCGTCCACTGGCTCCAGGCCCACGGGGTGCCCCTGGCCGTGACCGACGCCGGTGCCCTGCACCACCTGGGCACGGGGACCTGCCCCCGGTGTGGAGCGAAGGTCGAGGTCGGCGAGCACTACAAGTGCGGTATCCCCCACGGTTGGGCCGATCTGACCTGCTGCTTCCCCGATGGGCGATATGTGGGGATCGAGGTCAAGTCGGCGAAGGGGGTGCAGAGTCAGGAGCAGTGCGATCACCAGGCGTTGATCGAGCGTGTGGGTGGTGTTTACCTTCTGGCGAGGTCGGTGGATGACCTCAAGACCCAACTGAAAGATTTCGGCCTATTGAACTTTGACGATTGACAATGTTGGTGTTTGGTGGTACTATTGTTCGGATCAACCGGAGGAACCCATGAGCGATAAGATCAAACACGTTTCCGCCAGTAGCATCGCCGCCTTCAAGTGCTGCCCAACGAAGTACAGAATTGCATATGTGGAAGCGTTGAGGCCCGCCGTCGATGCGGAGCCGCTCCGACTCGGAACTGCCTGGCATCGCGGGCTGGAGATTCTTTCGATGCCCACTGGGGCGTTCATCAATGAGCCGTATACGGACCCGCCCCGCGAAACCACCATCACTGAGGAGAACCGCCTGGAGATCGCCGTCAGAGAGGCGACCGCGATCTACGACACGGTGCCCGACTGGGCCGATCCCACTGACTGGGCCGTCGAGCGTGAGGTCATCGCCAACGCCCTCGCCGCCTACCACTGGCTCTACCCCCAGGGCATGAGCGAGTATGAGACCGTGGCGACGGAGTTGGAGTTCGAGTTGCCCCTACGGAATCCCGAGACCGGCCATTCGACCCCCAACTTCGTGCGGGTGGGGAAGATCGACCGGATCATCCGCTCGAAGGCCACCGGGGCGATCCTCATCCAGGAGAACAAAACCACCGGGAAAGGAATTGACAGTGGTTCTTCTTACTGGGACCGGCTGCGGAAGGACACCCAGAGCAAGTTCTACATCCAGGCGGCGAGGGACCTCCAGACCAGCGGGGGATGTGAGCAAATGCCTATGGCCCTCAAGGACACCGACATCCCCCTGCCCTTCGTCGCGGGCCTATTGCACGATGTCTTCCACAAGCCGACAATCAGGCCGTCGAAGCTGACCCAGGGGGAGTCGGCCGAGTTCGTTCGGACGGGCGACTACTGCGGACAGCATTTCGTCGTGGTACAGTCATACCCAATTTCCCATGTGGTTCCAGGGGGCACTGTGTCGATCCCGGTTACGAGTCTATCCGTTGACGGTGTACTGGCTGAGGTCGAACTGGGTGCCGAGCCCAAGCCCACTAAGAAGGACCCCAACCCCGCCCAGAAGTTCGCCGTCCGCGAGACCCCCGCGATGTACGGTGCTCGCCTCCTCCAGGACATCACCCAGCGGCCTGAGTTCTACTTCGCCCGGCGGGAGATCGCCTTCACTGACGCGGAGTTGAAGAACTTCGAGTACCAGGTCTGGGCCCTCCAGCGGAACATGGCCGAGATGGAGCGGACGGGGTTCTACTACGAGAATGAGCAGCAGTGCGAGGCTACGTTCAAGTGCCCCTATTGCGTCCTCTGTTACCAGAACGTGGACGTGTACCACGGGCAGACGCCTCCGGGATTCAAGCGTTTACACGTCGAGGAGGCGGAACAGACGGAGGCGACGGTGGAATGACCTACGACCCGAGCAAAGACCTGGAGCCCGTGCCTGCGTCAGACGCCGAGGTATTCGTGCCCCTCAACTTCTACTGGTGGCGTCGTCAACTGTGGCTCAACGTCCCGAAGGACCGAGCCGAGGAAATGCAACAGCGAGCTAACGCCTCCGGGATTCAAGCGTTTACACGTCGAGGAGGCGGAACAGACGGAGGCGACGGTGGAGTGACCTACGACCCGAGCAAAGACCTGGAGCCCGTGCCTGCGTCAGACGCCGAGGTATTCGTGCCCCTCAACTTCTACTGGCGGCGTCGTCAACTGTGGCTCAACGTCCCGAAGGACCAAGCCGAGGAAATGCAACAGCGAGCTAACGCCTTCTTCGCTCGCATCATTACGGAGAGGAACACCTAATGGCAATGCCCCCACCCGTCGCCCCCAAGTCCACCCGTCTACCACCGAAGCCCTCGGCCCCGTCGCCGAGCCAGCCCCACCGCCAGGCCAAGACCTTCGCCGTCCATAGCTGGGACGGTGCGGGCGAGGGCCAGAAGGTCCTGATCTACGGGGCCTCGGGCAAGGGCAAGACCACCCTCGCCGTCCTGGCCCCCGAGCCGGTGTTCGTCGGCCTGGACGACGGCGGGCGGATGATCCGCAACCCGATCACCGGACAGCCGATCAACCGCATCCCCGGCGTGGAGACCTTTCAGGACGTGCGGGACGCCCTCCACCAGCCGGGCCTGTTCGCTGGGGCCAAGACCGTCGTGATCGACACCGGCACGGCCCTGGAGTTGCTGGCGATCCAGCACGTCCTCGACACGATCCCCCACGAGAAGGGGGGCCTGGTCAAGCACCTGGATGACTTCGGCTACGGCAAGGGCTACAACCACCTGTTCGACACCATGCGGCTGACCTTCCAGGACCTCGATGGGCAGATTCGTCAGGGCAAGAACGTGGTCGTCCTCTGCCAGCAGTGCCCGATAGTCATCGCCAACGCTGCCGGAGCCAACTACCTCCAGGACGGGCCGAAGCTCTATGCCCCTGGGCCGGACTCGAAGCAGTCCTTTACCGTGCGAGGCTACGCTTGCGAATGGGCAGACCATGTGTTCAAGGTGGACTACCTCCAGCAGCAGGTCCTCGGGGCCAGGTCGGAAGTGGACAACCGGGGGAAGACCAAAGAGTTCGCCGGGAAGATCGTGGGCGACACCACCCGAGCGGTCTTCACCATGCCCCAGAACCCCAGCTACTTCGCCAAGACCCGCACCCTGACCGATCCGGTCGTGTCCTTTGCCGATCAGAAGGACGACTCGATCTGGCGGATGCTTTTCCCGGGAGACTACGCCTAATGGACACCACCCTCGGCAAAACACTGATCCGATTGCTGGTGGGGGGCTGCACCCTCCGGCAGCAGAAGTCCGAACTGCTGGCTATGAAGCCTGCGTGGGACGGCACCCCAATGGTGCTGCGGATTCCTCTCCCGATCCCTGCCCACCACTCCGGCCGGGTCGTTGCCCGCGTCATCGAGCAGCTTGACGCGGCGTGTCTGGACTACGCTATCAAGAACCTCCAACCCCCACAGGAGACCATCCATGTTCAAACCGCTCGGTAATCTATTGACCGTAGTGCAGGACCCGCCCTCCAAGAAGACCCCGGGGGGCCTGGTCATGCCCGACAACTTCGGCGAGGTCTTCATCACGGGCGTCGTGCGGGCCGTGGGCCCGGGCCACTACGACGGCGGCGTGCTCATCGAGGTCCGACCCCAGCCGGGCGACCGGGTGATGATCGCCCAACACACCGACCCCCGCAACGGGCGGGTGATGCCGTATCCGACGATCATCGACGACGGGACGAAGTGCCTGATCCTCAACGAATCCGAGGTCCTGGGCATCGTTCCCGGAGATTTCCCGCTGGTCCAGGCTTGACATCCAGCGGATTCGTGGTAGAATGTTTCGTAACCCACCAAAGCCCAATAGGGCAGGAGAGAACACATGCAGCAGATCGACCGAGCGGGGACATTCCGGGGCTTCATCGTGGAGCACGGCGTGTCTGAGACCAACAAGGGCTACCCCCAGTTCGTCGGCGAGTTCAAGGCCGTCGAGTTCTACGACGAGACCGGCGAATTGACCGGCGGGGAGCCGGGCTACATCGACTGGGCTCCCTACGACCAGGGCACGACCCTGTACCTCGTCCTCTACACGAAGGGGGCCGATGGGCAGTGGGTCGAGTTGAAGAATGCCGAGCAGGTCAAGAAGGCCCTTGCCTGGGACGGCCTGAGCTTCGAGTCGCTGGCCAACGGCGACTACCACGAGAAAATGATCGTGGTGCGGATGAAGGAGGAGGAGTACCAGGGCCGGGTGCGGATCAAGGGCGATTGGATCGACGCCGCCGACGCCAACCCGGTGAAGACCCTGCCGAAGTTCGACGCCGCCAAGCTGGCGGGTCTGACGGCGAAGATAGGCGGCATCCTGGCGGCGAAGGCCACGGCTCCCACTCCGGCGAAGGCCCCGGTCCCGGCGACGGCCAAGCCCGCCGGTGCCCCCACCGCCCCGCCGAGAGGCAAGCCCGGGCCGAAGCCGAAGGCCAAGCCCGCCCTGCCCACCGCCCCGGCTCCCACTCCGGCTGTCCCCGCATCGGCTGCCCCCTCTGGGAGCCCCCCGCCGACGCCCACGACCCCGCCCCCGGCCCCTGCGACTCCGACGACGAAGCTGTCGGCCTGGGAGAAGGTTAACAAGTTGAGCGGGTGCGAGGGTGACGCTGCCAAGGAGGCCAAGGTCGCCGAAGTCTGGATCGAGGAAGTGATGAAGCTCGGCAAGACCGAGGACAAGATGACCAGCGATGACTGGCACACCGTCCAGGAAGCGGTCCTGGCCCGGGTCAGTGCCATCTGACGGTGCGGAGCAATTCGGCCAGGCCGATCCGTGCGACGTTAAAAATCCTGGCCAAGTGCTGGAGGCGGTAGCTAAAGCGGAAAAGCAGTGGACTAATAATCCAGCGAATCGCGGGGTTCGACTCCCCGCCCGCCTTGTAACCTTTAACGGAGATCGACAATGCCAAAGCCTCGTAAACAAGTCAGTGCCGCTCAGACGGCGAAGATCGTGGACTGGTACACTAACGGCTACAAGGGCCGTCAGTACGGGATCAATGACATCGGTGACGCCCTGGGCCATGCTGGGACCGTCATCAAGCGGGTCCTGGTGGAGCAGGGCGTGACCATCCGGCCGGTGGGGAGGCCACGTAAGGTCGAGTAGTATCCTTCGTCTGGTAGCGAAGGTTTCTGGTAGTGGCGATCATCTGAACACGGCAAGACCCCGCCTGGGAAACGCCTACCACCTGCCCCGGTTCGCCGGTCGTGGTAGGATGTGAGTACCAAACGACGGGTAATGCGGGTTCGACCCCCGCTCGTCACAGTGGAGATCGGATGGAACTGACCGACCAACTATTCGCCTACCAGCGTAACGTGTGGCCCGCGATGGTCGCCGACCTGGCCGAGGACCTGGGTATCACCCCCCAGTCTCTCCTCGCCTTGGGGATCGGGTGGGTGCCGCTCGAAGCGTGCTGGGTCTTCCCCGAACGTAATGCCGAGGGCCAGGTCGTGGGCCTGGTACGGCGGTACAAGAACAACAAGAAGCTGTCCATGCAGGGGCACAAGCGGGGCCTGACCTACGCCCTGGCCCCTGACTTCAACCCCGATGGAGAGAAGTATGTCCCTGGCTCGCACAACTGGACGAAGGTGTCGGCCGATGTCCCATGCCCAATTTGCGGAAAGTCTGACTGGTGTCTTGTTAGCAGCGACGATCCAAGCGATCCAGCAGCAGTCATCTGTGGGCGTACTGCGGTGGGTGCGACGACGCCGCTCGGCGATGCAGGATACTTGCATGTCCGCAAGACGAGCGGGAATGTGCGTTCCACGGGAGCCCTGGCGGTGTCGGCTCTGCCCGTTCTCGTGGTGGAGGGGCAGTCAGACGCGGCGGCTGCGAGCGTCCTTGGCTTCGTCGGAGTTGGGAAGCCAGCCGCCAATGGAGGTTTTGCGTATCTGATCGACCTCCTGATCGGTCGCGACGTGGTAGTGATCGGCGAGAACGACGCCGGAGCCGGTCGCCTGGGCATGGAGAAGACCTTCGAGGCCCTCCGGCCAAAGGTCAAGTCGGTCAAGAAGCTGATGCCCCCGGCCGAGATCAAGGACCTACGGGCTTGGCTCCGGCGGGGTCTGACGCACGAGGTCCTCCTGGCTGCGATTGAGGGGGCCGGGGATAGCAGCGTAGAGAATCTCCTGGAGTCCACCGCCCCCCTGGACATCGCTGATCGCTGGATACACGAGCGGCACTGGTCGGACAACCTCCCCCTCCTCCGGCAGTACGCCGATAACTGGTTCGAGTTCAACGGGACTCGGTACGCCAAGATCGACCCGAAGACCACGATCCGGGGCGATCTCTACGCCTTCCTCAAGGGTAAGATGGGGAAGCGGTTTGATGCGAAGGGTATCCCCGTCGTCGAGCCCTACGAGGCCGATGCCCATAAGGTGAGCGACATCATCGACACCCTCTCGATGACCTGTCCGGTGTACGGGGACGCCCCCTGCTGGCTGGACGACGGCGATCATCCTCGGGTGCAGGACACGATTACCTTCGCCAATGGCCTACTGATCCTGCCGGAGTTGGATCGGGTCCCAGCCAGCCCGAGGTTTTTCTCGATGACCGCCGCCCCCTACAACTGGGACCCCCGAGCGGAGTGCCCCAGATGGATGCAGTTTCTCCAGGAGGTCTTCCCCAATGACCCTGAAAAGATCGCCCTCCTCCAAGAGTGGTTCGGATACAACCTCGTCGCCGACAACTCCCAGGAGAAGCTCATGTTCTTTGTGGGAAGACCTGGGGCTGGCAAGGGCACTGTCATCGAGGCCCTCCGTGCAGTATTGGGGAGCGATCAGGTCGCTAGTACGTCTTTTGATACACTCGTGGGGGACTTTGGGTTGCAACCGTTGCTCGGAAAGCTGTCAGCGATTATGCCTGATGCCAGCATCACCCGTCGAGGGGACCCCTCCAAGGCCCTCCAGGTCCTCAAGGAGATCAGTGGTAGAGACGGAGTGGGCGTCAACCGGAAGCACAAGGAGTTCCTCAGTGACCACCGACTCTCCTGTCGGTTCACGATCAGCGTCAATTCTATGCCCGATCTCCCTGACCACGAGCGGTCCCTGGATCGCCGACTTCTCCTTCTTCACTTCGGCGAATGCTTCACTGGACGGGCGGATACTACACTCAAAGACCGAATCGTTACGGAAGCTGCTGGTATCGCGGTATGGGCAGTGGCGGGACTTCTTCGGCTACGGGCCAGGGGCTTCACGACCCCCGCGTCTGTGACCCCAGTAGTCGAGGAGTTCCGCAAGCAATCTTCTCCGGTGTCGGAGTTCGCCGATGAGTTCTGCGAGATCGGCCCCCACGCTCTCCCTACCATCATGCTCTACGATGCCTTCGCCCGGTGGGCCAAGGACCAGGGGGCGTACCCGATGTCGGCGATCAAGTTCGTGGCCCGATTCCTGGGGCTCTACCCGGGACTCAAGTGTGATCGGATGACGTATAACGGTAAGCAGGTGCGGTGCGTGCAGGGGGCGAAGTTGACGGATGAGGCGATTGAACGTTATCTTGTAGGGAGACGATAGATGATCTTCGTGACGATCCTGATGATCGGGTGCCGGTGCCCCCAGCCCCGGACTGACTCCGACGCCCGCCTCTTCGCCGCGATCCGCCAGGTGGAGTCAGGCGACCGATGGTGGGTGGTCAACGTCTACGAGCACGCCTACGGGCCCTACCAGTGCCGGGAAATGGCCTGGCGGGACGGTGGGGGTAGCCCCGAGGAGTGGCCCACCGGAGCCTTCGACGCCGGGAAGACTGAGGCGGTGATGCGGCGATACTGGCATCGGTACGGTGCTGTCACCGACGAGCAGAAGGCCCGCATCTGGAATGGGGGGCCCCGGGGGATGAAGAAGCGGGCGACGAAGCGGTACTGGCGGAAGGTACAGGAGGCGATGCGTGAGAGGACAGACTAGTTACGGCAAGGGATCGGCCAACAGGACTACTGACTGGAAGCGGTATTGGGCCGAGATGGATAGAATCTACGGGAAGCAACATCAACAGGAGAGCGACAATGAGCGAAGCGATGCGGGACGCGTTGAAGGAAATGGGGGTGAAGGACAGCGGCGAGAGGCAGAACTTCAACACGGGAGCAGTGAGGGACGCAGCGACGGGCAAGCCCCGGCCGGACCTGATCTCCCCCCATGCCAACCTGCGGGAGGGGGCCTGGCTCAAGCTGGGGGCCGAGAAGTACAAGGAGCGAAACTGGGAGGCAGGCATCCCGATCAGCAGATGTATCGCCTCCCTCGCCCGCCATTTGGAGTCGTATAAGCTGGGCCTCCGGGACGAGGACCATATGGCCGCGATCCGCTGCAACGCGGGGTTCATCCTCCACTACGAGGAGGAGATCAAGGCCGACCGCCTCCCGGCCGACCTGGACGATATGCCCCACTACACCGGGCGACTCCCGAGGATCGTGGAGAATCGCATCCAGGCCAAGCTCGACGAGACCTTCGCCGAGCCCCCGCCGGGCGTTCAGGTCGGCGACCGTAGAATCGGGCCGGACGGGTCCCCCCAGGTGTTCCTGGGTCCGATGACGGTGGAGGCGAAGGTGCAGGCCAAGTTAGATGAGACTTTCGCCGAGACTGTCCCTGTCGTCCACTGTTCGGGTTGTGGCAGCGGCGACAAGGACTGGCATCTGTTTGGGTGTCCGGTCTCGGCGGCGGGAGTCGGTCTGTCTCCGAGACGAGCCCGGACCATCCTGGAGTCCCTGGAAGCACGGGTAGCCGGTGGAGAACTCCTGGGCGACCGAGAGAATTCGGTGTTGTGCCGCTTGAGGGATGAGGCCGACCAGCAGCGGGTGGACGCCGCCCCCGATGGGGCGGTAGTGCTGGGCGTCGATCTCGCCTCCGGCCCCGACCAGACCGTCACCCAAATTCTGGAGTCGGGCGATCCCTGGAAGGCGGTTGAGCATCTCAAGCAGGCCCCCTTCACCGTCTACCTCTGCGGCCCGATCACTGGTCAGGAGGTTGACTACACTTGGCGGGCTGCGGCGACGGCGATGCTCCAGGCCCACGGCATCCGCACCCTCGACCCCCTCCGCGGCAAGCATCGGGATCAGATCTGCAACTTGGGCCTGGGCTACAAGGGACAATTCGCCGCCCCGGAGATCGCTGACCGAGATCAGATGGACATCGACGACGCGGATGTGATCCTTGCCCACTTCCCCTACGATCCACCCCGGCAGTCCATCGGGTCTCTGATGGAGATAGGCATGGCGGTAAAGGCTGGGAAGACCGTGATCCTGTGCTCCGTGGTGCCCGTGTTCAACGAGCATCTCTTCTGCCGCAACTTCACCACGCTCGAACCCAACTTTGAGCAAGCCCTCAACCGGATCGTGGCAATGGCTATGGCTAGGAGACGATAGATGAACGACTACCTGGTCGCAGGACTGGTGCTTGGATTCATGGCGGGTTTCATTGTTGGTATTATCGGGAGCTATTGCCTCGGAGATAGGAGAGATTAATGCAAACATCGTGGAATCGGTACAACCCGGAAGCCCTTAAGAGTTTTGAGTATGTACTATTCTGTTTCGATAGGGAGATTTCGGAGTTTCGGGAACTGGTAGAGAGTGGACGGAGCGGAGACGACATGGCGAGAAGGGCGACAGTAATCGCCGATCTGGCTAAACTCATAGTGGAAAGGACACACTGATGCAAGCGGCAGGTAAAAAATTCATCTGGCATGAGAGTCGAACCGACACCTTCAAGCTGATTTACTTTTCAGACATCCACTGGCTCGCGAAAGCCTGTGCCGAGAAGGAGGTCATCCGCACCCAGCAGGAGATCCTCAACGACCCCTTCACCTTCTGGATCGGCGGCGGGGACTACGCGGAGTTCATCGGGTTCGGGGACACCAAGCGGTTCGACCCCGATGCCGTGAGCGAGCGGGTGACGGTGAAGGACCTCGGCCGTCTGGGCAAGGTGTCGTACCAGCAGGTCCGCGATCTGTTCGCCCCGATCAAGAGCAAGTGCCTGGGCCTGATCGTCGGGAACCACGAGAAGCAGTACATGCGGCGACTCCAGCAGGAGGACCTCCACGGGTGGCTCTGCACCGAGTTGGGGATCGCCGACCTGGGGTATTCGTGCTTCATGGATGTGGTGTTTCAGCGGGTCGGGGGTCTTCGGGCGAGTGACTGGACCGCCCCGGGCCTTCACGAGTGCTCTATACCGAAGGCCAACCACCGCGGGTCCGAGACGTTCCGCGTCTGGTGCCACCACGGGGCCGGTGCCGCCCAGACCAAAGGTGGGAAGATCAACCGCCTCACGTCCTTCATGCGGAACTTCGACGCCGACATCTTCTTCATGGGTCACGTTCACGATCAGATGGGGGCCCGGCTCCAGGTCCTTGAAGCCAACGCCGACTGCACCAAGCTGACCAACCGGACGAAGATCGGCGTCGTCAGCGGGTCGTACCTCAAGACCTACGCCCAAGGCGTCACAAGCTATGGGGAACAAAAAGGTTATGAACCGACGACCCTCGGGGCCGCCCATGTGCAGATCAGGCCGAACACTCGCGAGGTCTGGGGCAGAGTCTAACCCTTGACAAATCATTCATGATCGGGTAGACTGAACCCCCTGGAGAAGAGTACCATGAAGCGAATCGCACCGATCATCATCGCGGTCCTGTGCCTCACTCTCGGTGGCTGCGTCAGTTGGTACGCCCGCGAGGACTTCGATCAGTACAAGGGTGCCTGCGCCACAAGCGAGGGCAATGGTAGGACGACCAACATGGCCGCGTCCCAGCCTGTGGGGACGCCTGCGGTTGGTCCCGTGGATGTTACCCCCCAGCCGATCTACCAGGCCGACCCCAGCGTTGGGGACATCTTCAACCTGCGTGTAAACGGCAAGACCTACGACGCCATTCGGAAGACGGATGGGAAGGTCTACATCATCCGGGAGGTCAAGTGATGAAGCGTTCCACCGGCATCGTCGCCCAGGTTGGTCGTCACATCGTCGGCCTGGCCATTGTCTCGGCCGTGATCGTCGGCGTGGCTGTGGGCGGCTTCGAGTTCCGCTCTTACGTCAAGGCCCGCACCACGGCGAAGACGGCTCGGGACCAGTTTACCAACGACGGGACGACCCACGACCTTACCATCGTGTGGCCCACCGGCAAGGAGCAGACCCTCACCTACTCCGAGACGATCACCCCCAAAAAGTCCAGCTACACCGGCCCGGTCAACACCCACCAAACCAAGATCAGCATGTTCTCCATGAACCCGCTGGACTCAGCCAACAAGGCGGGCGAACGTATTCCCCCGGCCACATTCGCCGAAGGCGACCGCCCAGCCTTGGTGCTGAACGACAACGGCGTAACCGCCAGCAAGACCGAGGGTGCCAACTCGACTGGGATGGGCGGATCTAACCCCGTCTTCGGCGAGTACCTCGGTTGGGCGGGCTTCATCATCCTCGGTGTGATCGGCCTGGTTGTGATCTTCAAGGTCGGACAATGGCTCTGGCCGAAGATTGAGGCCGGTGCTGAGGCTGCCTTGGCTGCAGTATCCCCTGCCGCCGCGGTCGCCGTGGCCGCGGTTAAACCGGCTGTTCCTGCCGCTCCGGCCGCTGCGGTGCTCCCTCCCGCCGCGGTGGCCACTGTTGCCCCAGCCGTCGATCTCCAATCTCAGACCAGCCCGGCGTCAGATCCGGTGGCTGCTGCTGCGGAGACGACGGTGGGGCCGGTGGCGGTTGACCCGGTGGCCTTGATGAAAGCTGATCGAGCCGCGGCCATTACCGGAGATCCCGCGAATGCTTAACCCCAGCGACCGCTCGGGCCTCATCGAGATAGCCGCCCGCCTCGCGCCGACCCCTGCGTGTAGGCGGGCGTTTGTTACTGGCAAGGTAGAGGTCCTGGGGGGCTTCGTCAACATTCCCCCGGGCACCCTGGTGGGCTGGATCTTGGCCGTGACGACGAAGCGGGGGAGCTTGTGGCACGTCGCGGTCATCGCTGATACCCACCAGCACACCTACCGGGCCCGCCTCCAGGCCGACGTATTCTGGCAGTGCTGGGTGGGGGATCTGTACGACGGGAACGACGCCTACTCGATCTATTTAGGGGACCACCCGGAGGTCTACCATGAACGACGTATCGCCGCTCTCACCGCCCTCCATGCCGCCGATTATCCAGTACGTTCACTGCGACGAGCCGGTCTTGGAGATCGGACCCGGCCATCCCGTCACCTGGCACGATCTCAAGGCCCTGGCTGAGTACGATGGGGTGCTGGTCTGGGACATGATGGGGGAGCGCCGGTTACTCCCACACGCGATCCTTGCCGATCTGCACCAGATGCGGGTGGCCCACGAAGCTCTGCGCGGACTCGGCCGGGGGGCCGGGGTCTCCCTCAAGGGCCTCTGCTTCACCCGCGCTCAGACCGTTTCCCTACGGGAGCAGGGCCTTGATGATCGCCCCCAAGTGCTCTGCGGCCAGGGTGCCGAGGCAGCCGACGACCGCGGCCCCGCCCAGGATCATCCAGCGGAACCGCTCGAATGACTTCTTGGCCTGGTAGAGGGGGGCCAGTCGCGTCTCGTGGGCCAGGCCGTCCTTGTCGTGGGCGTCCATGATCAAGCAGATTTGGGTGGGGAACACGTCGGTCAGGTAGTGATCGAAATATTCGTGGACCTGCAACTGAGCGATGTCCACCATCCTCTGGTGTTCGTCGGCGGTCATTGGAGAACTCCTGCAAGTCGGTACTGCTCGATCATTTCCTTCCGCTCTGCGATAGTCGCGTGTCCCTTCATCCCCGACAGGTGCTTGAGCAACTGGACCCTGATCGACGCCCGTTCTTCGGGAGTCGCCTTCATCCACACCTGGAGTGCCTCCTTGGCATCGAGGCGGCCGATCTGCACCTGGAGGGGCTTCTGCCGTGATTCCTTGAGGATCGCCTTAGCGTCGTCCTTCGAGATCTGATCGGCCTGGAGCGCGGACGGGATTGCGTCGGTGTCTCCCGCGGCGAACTTGCGGGCGAGGTCGTGCTTGAGATGGGTCCTCTCGACCTCTTCACGGGTGCGGGCCCCGACCGGGGTCTTTTCGCGGATGATCTCAGAAGCCCGCTGTTCGGCGGGGGACTGGTTGATCGCCAACGGAGCAGGCGTCAAGCCAATCGCAGTGCGACTCAACTGGGCAGGGGTCTCGCCCATCTCCAATCCCCGTCGAACGTTGCGGGACGACAACGGCTCGAACGACTTCGCCGCCGCCACCACCGACTGCTTTACCTGCTGCATGAAGGGGTCGTCTTCGTTACGGATCTTCTCGCCGTAGAAGTCTTTGTTCGTCACCATAGAGTAGAGGCCCTGGACCATCGGGTGCAACTTCCCAGCGAGCGTCCCCTTCCAGTCCGTCCCGTAGTGGTACACGTCCTTCATGTACGTCCAGAGGGATACCCGTTGAGGGTTGCCGTGCTCGTCCTTCTCGCCTGTTCGGGGGAACATGCAGTCCTTGAGATCCTGCGGACCCTCGCCGGTGAAGACATAGTTCAGAAACGCGCCAATCGCGGCGTGGACCATCGGCAATGCGAGGGTGTACGCCGCCCGATTGGTAAGATCGACGGGTTTGCCCCGAAGCAGATCGGCGGACATCTTGGCCAGGTCGTAGGTCCCACCGACCAGTTCGCGGAACGTGCCAAGGTTCCAACCAACTGATCGAACCATCGCCATTGCGATATGTTTGGTGGTCTGGTTCCAGTACAGGTTGTTGTAGACCAACTGCCCCATGCGGTTGTCCGCGGAGTCCCACGCTGAGCGAGTCTTGGCCAGGAGAGCTTCGTGAGAGATGCCTGGGTTGTTCCGCAACTCCATAGCGATGAGATCCATCGAGGCCCCGAACTTGAAATGGGGGACGACGTAATCCATGATCGCACGAGTAGGGACTTCGATGGGCAGGAAGAGCGCCCGGCCTAGACCACCGAGTATGTTACCCTGGCGGAATGCCGACATCATTTTATCTGTGATGTGGGTTCGATAGAACGGATCAGACTGAGCCCGTGCATTGGCATCCGCCATCAGGTTGACGATCCGCTGAGTCAGGGGGCTCTCGGTTCCTGGCGATCTCCACTCTGCCAGTCCCTCATGGCCCCGCAGTGCGGTAAACACGGGGGCGAGAGGCGATGTCACCGCACTCACCAATCCCCTGCCGATATTCTCCGCACCCCCCACAACATCACCGTGGAGAATTTGCTTGCCGCCTTGGAAGCCCTCGCGCAGCCCCAGAGCAAACTGAGACATCACGGCATTGGCCGCCGTGGTGAATAGGTGGAAACTACTCAGTCCCAACTGGAATTGGTTCTGCCAGTTGGCCGCGCTCATGTAGGTGCGGAACCACGCTTTGTTCATCAGACCAGGGGACAGATGATTGTTGATAACCGTAGCCACCTTCTCGGGGGCGTAGAACGAACCAGTCTCCTGCTCCCCCGTCACCGGGTTCTTGGCCTTGTACAACCCGATCTGATCGTGGATGCGCTGCCAATCGCGGGGAACCGCATCCCCCGACTTGATTCGCTCAGCAAAGTGTTGCGCCTCCAACTGCTTAAGGCTGTTCACCCCTTCGATGTACTTCTCCATCTCGTCGGCCTTGAACATCCACATCTCAAGCGGGTTGTCAGTTATGAGTTCCAGGCCCATTGCCCGGCCTTCGGCTATAGATTCCAGGGTGCGACCTTTGAGGAACGTCTTCGGGCCAGTCAGAGGACGGCGAGACGCGAAGAACTGTCGCGCCCGGTCCTGGTCCTTCCACTGCCGACCGGCCCAATTATCCTCGAACTTCTCCGCGGCCCCGGTGCCCAATGCTTTCATTCGAGCAACAAGATCCCGTCGATCCGCGTCCTGAGCGTCTGCAATCCCCTGGAGCGACGGATCGGTTTGCTTCTTGCCCTGATTGATGAGGTCGCTGTAGTCATCCACAGCCTTTTGTCCATTTACGCGAGCGTATTTGTCCATCCCCTCCTTGGCCTTACCGAACGCCTGTTGCCGAATGTCCCTCCGACGAGCAGCACGTCCCTCACCCTGCCGCACTGCGGCTTCGGTTGCCCTCGCCCCTTCACCGCGAGTCCCTGCCGCGAAGGTTCGCTGGGCATCCTCTGCGGCACTACGGATCGTGTCCACCGCGGCCCGCCCCATCGCTCGCACGTCCTCGGCCCCCAGGGTGTTGAGGAGACGCTCGGCGGGGATCGCCCCAGTCTCGTCGCTGTGAAGGCGAGCCAGCAAGCCCGGATCAGGTCCCTGCCCAGTGTCCACCGGCGGGGCGGTATCGCGGAAGTGGCGGAAGTCGGTGCCGTCCTTGGGGGTCTGCCCCTGAGACCTGAGCCAGGCGTCTGTATCCTGGTGGACGGTTCGGTCAGGCTTCCCCCGGAACGGCAGCGTATCCGTGGGGGTCCCGATGATCGACGCCTTGCCCTTATACCCCTCCAGGACCTTCTGGATGATCGGCGAGTCCTTCTCCGATGCCGAGAACGCGACCTTCTCATATTTGGCTTGGTCCAGGAACTTCGCCACCTCTTCCGGGTTCCTGACAACATACACGTCCGAATCCGGTAGGTTCTCAGCCGCTCGCCCGATCCACTCCGGCGGCTCCTTGAAGTCCACCACCCGCGAGTCCCCCGCCGTCGGGGGCTCCGTGCGGGTGAGGGCGTCCGAGATGTGGATCAGCAAGGTACGCTTGGCGTTGCTGGCCTCGGCCGAGGGTCTGACCCAGAGGTTGTCCCCCGCGTTCTCGATGAACGCCGATCCGAACTCTTTGGCCCCCGCCGGGGACATCCGATCAGCCGTGACGTAGTAGGCATGGGGGATCGCCAACTCACGACCCTCGGGGGTGTTGTTGATATTCCCCTCCGTTGTGACGATGGACTTCGGCCGATCCCGATCCTTCGGCAGATTGCGGTAGGGACGCATGTCCAGGTCCCCGGGCGATTCAGACAATTTCCGCCCCTGGGCGATCTTCTCGTAGGGCTCCAGGGCCTTCTCATAGGCGATAGGGTCGATCCCCGCCCGCTGGAGTGCGGCGTGTTCCGCGGCTTGGGCTTGGGGGTGGGCCTCCTCGTAGTTCTGCCCCGCATCGAGTAGTTTTCGTTCGGTGGTCTCGTGTACCGCGACGAAGCTGTGGATGTCAACTGGCTTGGTCCCGATGTCCAGAACCCTCGGTAGGCCCTTGTCGATGTAGACGACTTCGGGATGCTCCGCTGTCCCCGCGGTCCCTTGAATGGCGATGTTTGAGATCGACGGCCCCCCGGTCATTGTGGACGCCGGGTGCTCGGTGAGGATCGTGGGTAGGCGACCAGCAGGGTAGTCAGTGGGAGCCGCGGTGACGGAGGCATCGAGGGGAACTTCGGAGACTCGGCCAGCAGGAGGTGTGTAAACGGTGGGGCCGATGTCCCCCGGCCGGGGGCCTGCCTCAATCCCCCGGGCCGTCCGGGCTCCTTTGATCCCGCCAGGGATACCCGCAACAGCCTGCCCGGCGACCATCACTGCGGCCATGTACCCCGTCTCGTCCAGTCCGTCATGCCACTCGCGATTTGGATCGATGGACTGAGCGGCGATCAAGTTATCACCGATCTTCCCTGCGATCATTGATGCCACTGTCGGAGGTAGCGTGATACCCGCAATAGCTGCCTGTCGCGCCACGACTGTCGCCGCAGTGTCGGTCGCCCCCGCCGTGAGAAGACGCTGGAGTTCAGGGATTCTTCCAGCCAGTCCCTTGACAGCCCACTCACTGAGCTTCCCCCCGAGGTACAGTGTCGTTGCTGTAGTCGCCCCCTGGGCCGCGGACCCCAGCCACTTCTTCGTCCCGGTGACTCCGGTATCCGTGGAGGTTGCGAGGGCCTCGGTCATAGCATCGAGGCCGAAGACCGCGGCCAATTTCGTCGCCCCACCACCCGCCAGGAGCATCGGCAACGAGGCCACGATACCCCCTGCCTTGCCACTCAACCGATCAGGGTCGAAGGGATTCGTCGCTGCAATATTCTGACGCATCTCCGTGCCCCACCCCGGAGAGAGTTTGTCCACGATCTCGGACACCTTGTCCACCCCGAATCGCTCGAAGGCCGCGGATGTAGATCGCGCCAAGTTCAGTACGTCGCTTTGATGCCGGGCGATATACTGTTGAGCCTCCTTGAATGAGTCCACATTCGAGAGGGTGGGTAGTCCCGCGGCCTGCCGGTAGGCGTCCATGATCGCCAACTGCTCAGGGTTACTGAGGTCGTTCCCCTGGGCCTGAGCCTTAAATCGAGCCTGAGCAATTCGAGCGGCGGCGAAGCGGCCGTAGTTGGTCGGCCCGATCTTTTCATCAGAGTCAGACGGCGGGGTGGGGAGATCGCCAGTAGGGGGGAGGCCGACTTCGGCGTCACCCATCAGGGCCGGATCAGCACCAATCCCAACTTCCTCGTCCGTTGCGAGTTGTGTCATTGGATCTCCCAGCCGGTGCCCCGCCACACGCCCGTCTTCCCGTTGGGCAGTAGGTACGATTGTCCCACTATCCGCTGCTCCTTTGCGGGAGCCGAGATCGGTTGGGCGGATGCAGGAGTGGGATTGTACGGTTTCACTGTTCCTGTTACTGTCCCGCCACCCCCTACTCGGACCTTTGCCATGTTCCCCGCGTTCTCCTGGAGAAACCGTTCGACAGTCTGTTCAGAGTCCGTCATTGTCGGCGTAAACGACACGGTGCCGCCCTGGGTCGGGGTTGCGGTAGGTGCCTGCGGCCCTTGCTGTCGTCGTTGATTGACGGCCTGGGTCTCATTCTCGAACTCAGAGTTACGAAGTGCCGCGATCTCCTTGAGCCTCTGCTGCCCCTGTACGACCTGTTGGGGGTACATAGACTGCGTATCGGGGTCGGCCAATTTGTGGCGGATGCCGACCTCTTCCTGATCCAGTAACTTCCGCCTCTCCCGGAAGGGCTGACGGATGAGGTCCAGTTCTTCGGCGTTGGAGATCGCGGGCTTCTCCGCGGCTCCCGGCTTCGGGGGCTGAAACAGATGCGTCACCAGGTCCTTGTTCCCCTCCATGATCCCGAAGGTGATCTTCTGGTGGGTCGCCTGGTCGATGGACCCACTGGCCAGCATCTTGTCGGCCTGGGCCTGGAGCACTTTCTGCTGGGCCGTCTTCTGGGCGGCGTAGAGGTCGGCCTTCTCCTGGATGTGGTCGGCTACAGGGGTTTTGAGAGCCTGTTGCTGCTTGAACTGCTCCGCGGCATCCTGGAGATCGAAGGCGCGGTTCTGCGCCGACACCCGGTTCCCCTCGGCCTGGGCCTGGAGGTTCAACTGGGCGTACTTGAAGTCCTGATCCTGCGCCTGGGCTAGGCCAGCCCCCGCCCCACTCTGCACAGCAAGGGCACCGGCCAGCCCAGCGGGGCCGTACTGAATTGTGATTGGCAAAGGCGTCTCCTAATAGTCGTCGTCGGAGGAGAAGTTCGGAGTACCATATCCGTAGGTCGTCTTCCCCTGGGCTGGTTGGGACATGTAGCCAGAAGACCCCCCACCTCCCACGTCCTGACTTTGTTGCCACTGAGAGAAACCTTGTGCCCAATTCCCGGTCCCCCCCGATACCGTGCGGGGCTTCGCCGCGGTCTGGGCTGCGGACGCCTTCGACAGCAGGTTCGCGTACATGGACATATCTGGTCCCTGGTCGGTCTTCGCCTCCATGACCTTCGCCTTCGACGTGGCCACGTTCTCGGCGAGCGTCTGCCGGGCGTATTCCGCGTCGCTAGCAATACCCCTATTAGTGCTACTAGTGACGGTGGTGTTGCCGAGACCCCGGTTCGTGAGGTCCTGGGTGTTCTTCGCCTGGGCCTGCTGTTCAGCCTGCCCGATCCGCGCCTCCCCGGCCTGGCCCATGCTGCTGAAAGTTCCGAGGATGGACTGGTAGCGATCCTCATTCGCCTTGTTGGCGGCGGTCTGCGCGGCCTGGAGTTGCTTCACGATGTCCATGAGGCCGGAGCCTCCCTGGATCAACCCGGCGAGATTCATCGAAGGCATCTGTGACATAGTGCTCTCCAGTATACTCGACTACGGGGGACCGATCAAGATGATTGAGGCCCCACTGCGGATGTATAGTTTCCCTGCTGCTGAGTCGAAGCCAAGTTGGAAATCGGCCAGGTCGAACGTCGTCGGTGTGGTCGTCCCGTGTTTGGTAATGACGCTGGGGTAGACCGTCTCGAGTGGGACGACCAGGACGAAGGTACCGGAGGAAGACCCAGTGGCCGGAGTCACGGTCGGCGATCCGTCGCCGGTGTACGTTACGTTCGCGTATGTCGCTGCGGCAGAAGCACTGGTCTTCGTGACAGACGGACTGCCTGCGCCCGTGTAGATCAGGCCAACGTAGGTGCCCGACGCCGAGGCTGTCGCCTTCACCGCAGAGGGCGTTCCGGTCCCAGTGTAGACTGGAGTGGTAGCGGTCCCCGTTGCGGAGGCCGTGGCCTTTGTGGCAGATGGACTACCGGTGCCAGTGTAGACTGGCACCGTGAATGTCGCTGCAGCCGAAGCCGTGGCCTTCTTGCAGGAGGGCGACCCACTCGCTGTATAGACAGGAGTGGTGTACGCCCCCGTCGCCGAGGTTGTGGCCTTCTCGACTGTGCCCCCACCGGAACCAGTGTAGGTCGCCGCCGCTACCAACTCCCAGCACCCGTCAAAGCACGATCCGGCCCCCGTTCCGCTCCGAGACGAGCCAACGATGTCCGTAGCCGGCGTTCCCGTGTTATCCGTCGCCCCAAGTTTCAGGGCCGTCGAACCCACGGCTGGCTTCCAGTTGTTGGTGGTGTCCACAAACGCGGAGTTGTTGTACGTGACCTGGATGACTCCCGTAGTTCCGGATATGTCCGATACGCAATTCGTGAACGTGGGGGTGCCACTCTTGACGGCCGCCGCTCCAAATACAGAACAGTTGGTCAGAAGCGGCGTGTCGTAGTCTCCCTTAATCCCAATATTGGGCTTCGTTCCCAAGTTGGACGGGGCAACAATCGTGCAATTATAAGCCTTAGCGCCATTGCCCACATACGCCATTGAATGAGCGGCATGGCTGTGCGTGTCCACCACTAGACAGTTGTTCATCGACTGGTTCGTCCCGTAGATGGACACTACTCCGTGCGCGTCCCCCGGATTGCTCATGCAGATGCAATTGGAAAGCACCACAGTCTTATTCGATGCGTCCTGCGAATAGAACGCGCGAGTTCCTGTCCCAATGATCTGCAAGTTACTTACACGTACATCCATCGAGGTCGTCGAGACGGCCGAGGATATTGTCGCGCCCTTGCTTGCGTCCCCCGTAAGCGGATTCGTCTGCACGCCCGCATTATCCCGAAAACTGGCCCCTGCGTTCGTGGTCAGTTCGACGTAGCAGGTGTTGCTGGTCGTTACACCCGACATGGTAAGTCCGGCCAGACTATCGGACGGAGCGTTCACTAACCCCCGCCATATTTCCCCATTTCCTCCGTACGCGGTTACGAGATTCGCCGGACAGGCGGCAAACCATGTCGCCAGCGTCGTGTATGTCTGGTTCGCTCCAATCAGATTGGTCACAGTGGTCACAGACATTACTATTTAGCTTTCAGTTTCGAGGCGGCCCGAATCTGTACAAGATACGGCGAGGCATCGAGGACAACGACAGCCGGTTTGGACAATTCCTTTGTCAGTTCTCCAGGCAAAGACGCCAAGGCGATATTGTACTTTCGGGAAACGAACTTACTGGACGGAGAAAATGATTCATCCGAACTCGTCAAGGCTGTGGCCTCTACCTGAGTGATTGGCACTCGCACGATACGCCAATCAGGATTAGATAGTTCCGTCTTACTCCAAGAGTGACCGTCTGGCATGGCAACCACAACATCGCCCGCTATCCGATCAGCCCAGTCCACCATGTGAATTACTAGTTCCATCAGTATCCCATCGCTTCTTGAATACCCTGGCAATCCTTCTGCCACTCCGCGTCAATGTCCCTATTCCAGACCGTTGACCAATCAGACGGGGCTCCAGTCCACGTCGGAGTGAGGCCGGGGATATTGGCAAAAGCATCCACCAAACACGGTACACCCAGATAGGCCGCGATCTTTGCAATCACAGCAGAATTGGCCAGAAGAGCCTCGTATCTCACGACAAACGTAGCGGGATCAGTCATCCATCCTGAGAACGTCTGCCAGTAATCTGCGAACGACTTGCCCTCAAAGGACCGCATAAAACCGATGAGCATTCCGGCGGCAACGGGTCGGTTCTGCCAGCGACAGTAGGACACTAGCACGTTTCGAGGATGCCGGATGATGTAGATGTGCTTGTTCACCCCATCGGGTAGTAATCCAAATGGTAGATGTTCCAGCCGCACAGCATCGTCAGGAATACCAAGTAGTTGCACCGCTTTGAGCAAAGCGTGCGTACCGGATTTCGGTATGCCGTTAACCAAAATCATACACCCCTCCTACGCCGGAGGCACTGTGATCGTGAAGGTTCCCATCGTAACCGTCCCACCAGCCACCCAGATAATGACATCGAAGTTGATGTCACCGCCGGAGGTCTGGGCGACGGAACCATCTGCCACCTTGGTTGTTCCATCGGGACGGAAGAGGGCCCAGCATCCCGCCGTACCGGACGCAGCCGCAGCCACGGACCCGCCCGTGCTGGCGATTGCCCCGTTGGTCGCTGCCCCGAACGCGGCCAACGTTACCGTGGCCAGCAGGGTTCCAGCCGGGACCGACTCAGGCGTCCCGTTGACGTTGCCCGTGTAGAACTTGAGGATCGGGGTACTGGCGTTATTGATGTACGCCCGCAACCCCGTGCTGTCCGCGGCGGCGCTTGCCGCTGCATTGTTCAGACGCATTGCCATGATCGTCTCCTACCACGTTCCTTGGTCTATGATCGCATTGTTGAGGTACTGACCGTTCAGGTCCACAGTGCCCGTAGCTCCAGTATACGGCACCCGAGCATCCACCGCCACCCATTTCCCGAGCCCGCTACTATACGCAAGCATCTGGCTGTCCGTCACCCCAACGATCTGGACATCCGCCAAGCCAGCCAGCGTGAGATCGGCCGCATGTAGGCCGTCCAGGAGATCGGCGTTGAGATTCGCCACCACCACAGTCGAGGCCACGACGAATGGGGGAAGGAGGGAGAGTGTCGTCACCGTTGAGAAGAACCGAAGGGCGATGATCGAGTTCGCCCCCAGATCCACACTCTGGTTGGCCCCGATGAAGGGCACAAACGCCGTGGTCGCCAGCCCTCGCCGGAGCCGGGTATCCTCCTTGGGGAACCGATCTCGTCGTCCTGTGCCGATCAGAGGGTTGGGCATTACAGCCTCCCATGCCGCGTCCGGCCGCTCGTCTCGATGATCGCGTTCAAACTTTCCAGCGCCCAGGTGCGGAAGTTTGACCACGCCCAGTCCGTCGTGTTCCCCCCGCCGGTCGGCGAGGGGTGAGCCCCGCCAGTCGTGCTGGTATGTGCCATCAGAGCGACGTAGGGCAGTCCATCCGCGGCCACCACCTGATCCCCAATCGAGTAGACCATGCCCGTTGCCCAGGCGACAGAGAAGGAGTCATTCACGATCTCGAACATCAGGGAGTTGCCACTGACCCGGGGAACGCCGTAGCGATCCACCGCCGTCGCTGAGTAGGACCACGCTGGGGCACTGGCCACGACCACTTCCTCGGGGGACTGGGCTGCGTAGATCCGCACGCTGGCTGGATCGCTGCTGGTCTCCAGCACCGTGATAACCCGACTCAGGCGAGAGTTGAGATGCACGCTCCCAGGGGTCATCGGGCCGAAGCGGACTTGGCTATAGATCGTGGTACCGTCGTCCGTCACCGCGGTCGGGTCAACATACCGAACGTAACCATCCTGACCGCCCAGGAGGAGCGCCTGGTCCCCGGGGGCATTGGCGTCGAAGTTCAGCACCGCAGTCGGTCCATGAGTATACGGGTACTCCTCAGGCCAGAAACTATCCGTGCGGGCGTCCCAGAAGAAGGACGTGCTCGGCCCGCTGACCAGGGGTGTCACGAAGAGGTAGAGCCCATGCCGCACCTTGTCCCAGAGCAACCGCATGGTGCTGGTAGTGAGGTCAATCGCCCCGAACGTCCGGTCCATGCGCCCCCTACTGATCGGGGTCAACTCACCCTTCGGGGTCAGCCGCCACAGGATGCCGTTACCGAAGAAGTACATCACCGCCTGGGGATCGAAGGCGAAGGCGTCCGGCCCGGCGATGCCCGTCTGCTGGCTGATGTTGTCGATTCTCCCACCATCCGCGGGATCACCCCGCATCATCCAGACGGTATGATCGCCTCCGATCACCATGAGGTCGTCGTTGGCCGGGGCCAGGCAAGTGATACGGTCGCCCACCAGACCTGCCACCGAGTTGTTGCCCGCCACAGCCATCGTCGCTGAGGGAGTTGCCCCGTAGTTCCAGTCGAGCGGGTCCCCGGCCGCGGACATGAACCAGTTCTGGGGGTCGTCAGCGATGCCCGACAGGACGATCCGGCCACGGTAGAGGGCGATCAGTGTGGCCCCCAGACTGGGATCGGCTTTCCCCACTGGTAGGACGTTCGCCGTGGGGGTCCAGGTGATGACCGTACGGCTGCCGGGGTCATAGATCCGATAGTGGGCCGACACCCCATCGGTCAGGTAGACCTTGCTGAATGCCGTCTGAGCCCGAACGATCCCGGTTGGGATGAACCCAGCAGCGACCAGTTGCCAGGACCCACCCCCAGACCCGGAGTAGAGGGTCCCCGCACTGCACGCGAGGATGCGTTCCCCGCCGCCCAGGGCAGAGGCCACACCGGCTAGGGCGAAGTCCGACAGATCGAAGATATTTCCAGGGTCCCCATTGCCAAAGGCGGCGAATCCTGCGTAGGTTCCAGTCGTGTTTGTCAAGACTCCCGGAGCGCTGCCCACCAGAACCCCGTTCATGTAGATCGACAGATTCGTTCCTGTGGCCGTGACCACCAAACGGACAGGAGTATCCGCGGTGATCTGCCCTGGCGCGGCCCCGCTGTTAGAAGAGGTCCACGACTGGGAATACCCTGCCACTATGCCAGAGTACACCGGCGTCCCAGTCTGATCATAGACAGTGATAACGGGGTTGCCTGTCGTCGTTGCGGGGATATACTCCAAGACGTATCCCTGGGCGGCGTTGGACGACATCCGGAATAACAAACCTACGATCTCGGTTCCGTCCACGGACCCCACCTTCGTCACGGTCAACCCTACCGTCATGTCACCTGTCGCTGTGGAGAATTGGGCGACGTGGGCAGTTGGCGTCCCCGGTACCGTGTCGGTGATCCGATAAGCATTCGTAAGGATCGTCACCGGGTTGGTGAGCGCGGTATACGTCGCCCACTTACCCGTCGTAAATACCGCGTCACTGTTGGCTGTGATGCAGACCTTGAGCACCCCCGCCTCGAGGACTTGATCGCCCACCTTGTAGGACTGCCCCGGAATCCAGTCTACCACGTCAAGGATCTGCCAATCTGCATTGGCAAAATCCGTCGTGAACGTCCCGCTTGTGTGGGAATTGATGCAGATATACACCACGTTCAGTTCGACCACAAGATCGCCAACATTGAACAGGTGTCCGGTGATCCACTTCGGCGGGGTCGTTGCCGCTGTGTAAACATACCACTTGGCCA